TATCCACGCCGTATGAGAGGAGGCAGCATGGAGCACGAGCCTCGCGTCGCACGCGCCTTCGCCACTTTCAGGGACCTAGCATGCCGCGATAGCGGTAAGGGGGACGAGACCTACACCATCACGGGACACGCAGCCGTGTTCAACGAGCCGTGCGACTTCGGCTACTTCACGGAGTACATCGCACCCGGAGCGTTCAAGCCCGCGTTGCTGCGCAAGCCGCTCGAAGTGGTGTCGAACTGGCAGCACAGCGACCGCTGGACACTTGGGCATACGCTCAATAGAACTCTCACGCTCAGCGAAGACGAGGGCGGCCTGGTGCAATGGACGCGCGTGGCTCCAACGAGTTACGCAGCGGACCTACGTGTCCTCATCGAACGGGGAGACATCCAGCAGGCGTCGTTTTGCTTCGTTATCGGCGCCGAGACCTGGGAGTACAAAAACGAGGGTGAGCAGGATGAAGAGATCGTTGTCACCATCACGGAGATTCCCACCCTTTACGACGTGACCGTTTGCGCGATGGGTGCTTACCCGCAAACGGACATCAGCGTTGCCAGCCGGACACGGCTGGACGCGGCATTGCGAGAGGGAAGGGTTCCCGGTCTCACGCTAGGGGACGCACGGGAACGCGGCCTCCTTCCCGGGAACGGCAAGGACGAACCCGCAGCGGCTAAGAGGCTCGCCGAGGAGGACACCCGCCGCAAGTCGGCCATTGCACGTGCTCGTGCCCATGTGGCGCACGCTCGCGCAACCCTCCCCGCATAGCTTCACCATCTTGCCTCGCCCGCATCGGGCGAGGAGCAACTTCCACCAACCTCCTCGGAGCTCGGCATTGGCCCGAGGGAGATTGTCACGTCCGGCGAAGGTAGACCCGGCGGGCATCTCGGGATTGGGGACCTCGATGCAGTGGGCGCTAGCCCCTTGTCGAGAAGGTCGATCACGTCCGGCGAAGGTAGACCCGGCGGGTAGGCGCTTCACACACGGCCGCGAGGCCGTGTGCTCTCTCACCGTGAAGTGCCCGCAGCTTTCGGGCTGCGCTCACGATTGGGGGTGTAGGACGGGAGTATTAGGTGAAGGACATAGCAACTCTGCGCGATGCGGTGAAAGCCGCCTACGAGCAGATGAGCGCGGCCCTGAAGGCCCTTGACGCTCGAACCACACCCGCCACGGAAGGCGCGTTTGACGAGGCAAAGGAAGCGCACGACCGGGCCTGCAAGGCCCTGGAGCGCGCGGAGGCACTCGCGGAGGCCCGCGCGGCGCTGCCGGTCGAGCCGAACGAAACCAACACGAGTGCCGAGCGCATCGCTGGCGAGGCAGCCCGCAGCGGCGGTAGTGGCGTGGAGCCCGCCACCGCAACGCGGACGTGGGACCCGAAGACACAGCGGGTCGGTGGCCAGCCGGCTACCTACCGCATGGGCAACGGGTGCAAGCACTCGTGGTTCAAGGATCAGCGAGCCGCGAAGCAGGGCAACATGGCCGCGGTCGAGCGCATTCTGGCCTCGGCGCGTGAGCTGGCCGACGTTGGCAAACCCATGCGGTACGGCAACGAACATGAACTCGCAGGCGAGATCATGGAGGAACGTGCCATCGCAGAGACGGCTGGAGCCGGTGGCGAGCTTGTCGCGCCGCTGTACCTCCAGGAGGAGTACCTGAAACTGGCGCGTGCGGCACGTCCGTACTTCGACCTGTTGACGAAGCGTCCTCTCCCGCCGAACGCGAACAGCATCAACATTCCTCGCCTCAAAACGGGGACGAAGACAGAAACACAGAAAGACCTCGGGAACGTCGAATCGAAAGATGTCACGACGGGCCTCCTGACCTTCCCGGTTATCACCGTGGCGGGCCAGGAGGACTTCGCGCGACAGCTGTTCGACCGCGCGATCCCCGAGCTGGCGGACATGGTGGTCTTCCCCGACCTGGTGGCGGACTACCTGACGAAAACCGACCTCCAGGCAATCTCGGGCAACGGCGTCGCGCCGAACGCCAAGGGCGTCCTGGAAACGGTGGAAGCTGGAGGGAAAGTCACCTACACGTCCGGCTCGCCGGAACTTGGGGCTCTCTACTCCAAGATCGCGGATGCGGTCCAGCGGATTCACCCGAAACGGTTCCTGCCGGCGTCGGCGATCGTCATGCACCCGCGCAGGTGGGCGTGGTGCTTGGCGCAGCTGGACGCGCAGAAACGACCGCTAATCGTTCCGACGACTGGTGGCCCGTTCAACGTGATCGGCAACCTCGACAACGTGGCCCCGGAAGGTTTCGTGGGCACCGTGCAGGGATTGCCCGTCTACGTGGACCCGTCGCTTCCGACGACCCTGGGTGCTGGTACCAATCAGGACCCGATCATCGTCCAGCGTGTCGAGGACTCGTGGGTCCTTGAGGACGAGCCGATCAAGACGCGCGTGTTCGAAGAGGTTCTGTCGAAAGAACTCGCGATCCGCGCCCAGGTATTCAACTACCTGGCGCTCACTCACGAACGTTATGCGCAGAGCATCTGCGTCATCGAAGGTACTGGACTGGTCGAACCGACCTTCTAGTCACCTCGGCCCCGGTGGGCGTCAAAGCCTGCCGGGGCAATGGTGTGGGTGCTCTCCCTACCCCCAGCCGGGTAGCCGGTCCCGCCTGGACCGGTCACCCGCACCTCAAGGCAGTGCGACCACACATGGGGGTTGCTCTGCCGCTAGCGGCGCATCGAGCTGCACGGAGGTCCTTCCCGCTGTTGCGACCTGCGTGCTCCGGGTGCAACTCCCGGCGCCGCACTGCCTTACCAACACAGACAAAGGAGACGTATGGCACTACTCAGGATGAAGGTGGACGAGGAGACCTTTGAGGTTGACCTCGACAAGCTGACGCTGGGCGAGGCGCGGCTACTCAAGCACGACTACGGCATGAGCGACCTTCGCGAGTTCAGCTTTTGGGACCCCGACCAAATGGCCGGACTGTTTGTCATCGCGGTGAAACGCGCCCACCCGGACATGTCCGAAGCCGACGTGCTGGCGAAAGTCGAGGGCGTTGACGCAGGTACCGTGCTGGAGGACCTCCAGAAGCAGGTAGAAGCAGCAGTGCAGGCTGCGGAGCAGGACCCTACGCCAGCCGGTTCGACCGACGGTACGGCCAGCGAGGCCGACCTAGGCCCGGAGACGGCTGGCAGCCCGGAGACGACCCCCGCGACCGCTGGAGCCCCGAGCTAGCGCGTGTTGTGCCGGGGCTGATGCCCTGGCACATGGAGTCGTTCCGGTTCTCGGAGCTAGCGAAGATCAACGCTGACCTTCGGGCGATGCGCGACGCGCAGATGGACGCAAACCGTCCATCGCAACAAGGCCGATGACTGCCACCGCAGTGAGCTAGGCACGTAGACCCGCCGCTTGTCGTGCGGAACCCCTCTCAGCGCCTTACCGATTGCCGGTAATTGCTCGGCGGTCGCACTGCCTCACCACCACGCCTGCTTACCCCCTCCTCGGCGGGTGCGGTGGTGAGGCTTCAACTTTCACAGGAGGTCGAGATGTCAGATCAAGGGACCGTGGCTTAGGTGGCAAGAACTGCCGAGGTCATTTATGTGGGTGATGCCGAGTCCCTGATTAGGGCCTCGAAGCAGGCCGCCGCCGCCTCGGTGGAGTCTGCCGACAAGATCGCCGCCAGTAACGAGAAGATCGTCGGTAGTTCGGCCAAGGCCGCAAAGGCGCACGACGCGGGCGTGAAGTCGTTCGTCAACATGGGGAAAGCAGCAGCGATCGGCGTCGTGGGGGTCGCTGCTGCAAGCGCAGACTTGGCGATCAAGATGGAAAAGGCCACGGCCTCGATCGCGAAGGCCAGCTCCACCAGCGTCGGCGAGGCGAAGAAGATCGAGGACGCCTTCAAGGGTACGTCTGGCAGCGCGGAGTTCTCGGCCACGAAGATCGGCGCTGCCTTCGCCACCATCGCTGGCGAGCTCAAGACCGTGGAAGGCCACGCGCTCGGCAGCGCCGAAGCGATGAAAGTGATGAAGGCCGCGATGGACCTGGCCGATGCCACGGGCGGGGAACTAAACAGCACGACTGAAGCACTGGGCAAAGTCATGCTGACCTACAGCCTCCACGCCAACCAGGCGTCCGAAGCCAGCGATGTGCTGTTCAACGCAGCCAAAGCAACCGGAACCTCGGTGGAAACGCTCGCGCAAACCGTGGACCGTATGCACGGTCGGCTGGGCGCCCTCGCGCCCTCGTTACAGGAATCGGCCGGGCTGATGGCCGACTTCGCCAGCCACGGTGTCACGGGCCGGCTTGTCATGGGCGCGCTCGGGGGCACCTTCAACACCCTGCTTGGCGGTGGCAAGGCCACTAACGCGATGCTCGCCGAGCTTGGCGTTCACGTCTTCGACAACAGCGGCAAGTTCGTAGGGCTCGCGTCTGTCATCTCGCAGCTTCACCCCAAGCTCGAAAAACTGACCGAGCAGTCCCAGCTCCAGGCGACCAAGGCGTTGTTCGGAGCGAGCGCCAACAAGATAATGCTCGCCATTATCCAGCAGGGACCACACGCATTCGAAGCGTCCACGGCGGCCATGTCGAAGCACGGCACCGCGACGGACGCCGCGAGGAAGCAGCACGAAACCCTAGAGGGCAAGCTCAAGATCGAGAAAGCGGCAGTCGAAAACCTCACCGCCTCGCTGGGCGAAAAGCTGATCCCCGTCCTGAGCAAAGTCGTCACGGGCCTTACCGAAGGCATCAAATGGCTTGAAAAACACAAGGCAGCGGCAGACGCACTGGGCCTCGCGATCGGCGTCGGCCTGAGCGGCGTCATCGCGGTGTTCGTGGCGGACAAGGTGAAAACCTTCGTCGGTGGCATCGGGGACATGGTGAAGGCCGCTGCCGGGCTATCCGTGAAAATGGGTATCACTGCCGGTGCCGTCGAGGCAGAGAACGCAGCGATGGTCTCTTCGACCGAGGCCGCAGCCGTATCTATGGATGCGGCTCTTATAAGTACCGGGATCGGCGCTGCCGTGGTGGCGCTTGGCATCGCTGCGTACGAGCTAGGGACCCACTGGTCGGAAGTGATGCACACCCTCGAATCGGCAACGGAGAGTGCCGGTAATGAAATCATCAAGGTCTTGAACAAAATCAAGACGATGATGGAAATTGTGGCCGAAGGTCCGCTGGCGTTGCGTCGCCTGGTCCCTGGCCTGGGTGGGAGCGTCATCCCGAATATCCCGAATATCGAAGGACTC